ACATGTCTCTCGGTATAGCCGTACTGAGCGGAGACTATGCTGCTGCCGAAAAGATTCAGAAGAACATAAATCGTCTAAAGTAAAATGTACACTGATATGTAATGGCGACCACCGTTTCAGCCTTCAATGATATGATGCAACAATTTCTTGACGAACTTGTCTTGACTTTCCCAGAAGAAAAGTCCTTCAAGAAGTTTCAGAATCAGTTTCAGCTTTTGCGCAAGACGAATCCACGTAGCCCTATGAATAACTTCATGGAATCCATCAGTCCTTACATCAATAGTGTGATGCAGAAGGATGAGGTTTTCTTCAAGGAGCATGCAACCGCCATTCCTTTTCTGAAGAAGCTAAATCTTTCGGCCATCTGGACGGATGAACTGTCAAATAATACCAAAGATACCATCTGGCAATATCTCCAGACGCTGTATATTCTGGCGACGACCATTTCGGCTCTGCCGGCCGAGACGCTCAGCATGATCGAGTCAGTGGCTCAGAAGTGTGCCGAAGATATGACCGAGTCTGGTACGAATCAGTTTAACGAAGAGATTTTGATGAAGAACATGTCTGGTCTCATGGCTTCAATCATGGGCAACGGTCTTCCTCAGCCGAAAAAGTAATCTTTGAAAGATGTAATGGAGGGTATACTGAACAAAGACTCCCTGCTTGACTTTTGGCCGTCGGCTTCACAGACGGCAAAGGAGCGTGTCGAGTCTACAACTCGCTTTATCATTTATGCGACTGTGCTAGTCTTTCTATTGAGAAGAGACGCACGTGTCATTGCTCTCGGGACGCTTGTCCTCGGCATCCTGTACGTTCTTTATATGAAGGGTATAATTCCGGATGGTCCACGGACTCCAGTTGTTCAGCCCGGCCTGCAAGGCGTGTCCATGCCGACGCTCGCCAATCCAATGGCCAACTATCTGTTGGGTGAGCCGACTGATAAAGATCCTGCGCCGTGGTATCCGTCTATGCGTACCGAGGTTGAGAATGAGTGGCGGACGATTCATCCCTTTGAAAAGGTGAGAGATGCCGAGCGCAACTTTTACACGACTGCAAATACAACTGTTCCGAATGACCAGGCTGCCTTTGCACAGGCTGCCTACGGCCGTCCGTTTGAGCCTCAGTGCCGTGATACACCATGGGCCTGCGACCCAGAAGGAAACCCCAATGCTCGCTTCCCAGAACGCACACAGCTGCGAGGAGGTAACGGACGCTAAAAAAATAGTCGGCTCTAGTAAAGAATGCCTAGTAGCAATCTCAACACAGGTGATATTGTCCTTGAGGATGGTATTTGGGTCGGTCCCAAGAATACCAACTATGTCGACATGGTGATGGTTGACGATGCTCTCCGCTCTCAGTCCACCTCGCGCAACAACAAATATTGGACCATGAAGCGTTTCGACTTTCCAGTTTTGTACGAAGTCGATCCAAAGATTCGTGTTCAGCTGGAGGACCCAGTGAGCACGTACGCCATGTACCAAAGTCAATCTTTTGCTCAGCGTTACGGAATGACTCGCTAATTTTGTCAAGTAATAGATATGGACCCGCTTGCTCTTCTCGCCGTCGTAGGACTCGTTTTCACGGGAAAGCGTATCCGCGACGCCAAGGAGGAAAAGAATGTAAAAGTTCCTGAACAGCCCCCAGAGCCACTTACGCGTATGGATCTTATCCAGACGGATCAGTTTGCCGAACAGGATTTTCAGCTCGACCAAAAGAATTCGACGCCGAGCACAGGCCGTGGTTTCGCAGGCGACTGGCGTCTGAAACCAAAGGATATCGCACCCAATCTGAGCGACGCCTGGACCAAGGATGGAAAGCGCTTTCCTTTTGGTCAGCCCGTCTATGATCTTTCGGCCCGCGAGAATGTTTCAAACAAAATGAACAACCTGAATCCGGCTGACAAGGTTTACGTCGGCCGCGGTCTTGGTCTGGATCCGAACGTACCAGCTGCTGGTGGTTTCCAGCAGTTTTTCCGTGTTTTGCCCAACAACATGAATGAGGAGCGCCTGACCAACCTTCCAGGTACATGGGGTGGTCCAGCCAACTCTGTTGTGAAGAATGGCGGTACAACCATGGGTGAAATTACGCATCACGCCAAACCATCCAAGGCGTGGTATCGCGAGCCGGCACAGAACCGTGCACAGGGCCAGGGTGGTGCTGTTACAGGCCAGGAGGGTCGTCCAGAGTTTTTAAAGACTCGCCGGACGACGAATCGTCAGGAGACGGGCTATCGCGATGACACCCTCGGTGACGGCCCAGCTGGCTACTTTGTCACACAGGCGTACGACAGTACTCTGTTGAACAACGGTATGACTCGCTCAACCAATAATCGTGTCAATCCAGACCGGGCCGCCAATCCTGGTCGGATGAATGTACGTCAAGATCCAATTGGTATGGTTGGTGCAGGGACGACGACTCGTCTCGAGGCTGGTCCATTGCCACTTCGTCCGGCTGATGGAAGCAAAAACTACAGATATATTCCAAACCAGTACGACAAACTCAATGTGTTCAAGGGTGTCGAAACCCCTATGGATCTCGAGTTGGCAAAGGATGTTCGGTCAAAAAATCCACTCGCTCAGCCGGCATTTTCGAGCTATGCATCGTAAAAAAAAATACCATCAACAGATAAATGAGCGGTGGCATTGTTCAGCTCGTTGCTATTGGAGCTCAGGACGTCTATCTGACTGGTAAACCCGAGGTTTCATTTTATCGTTCGTCGTACAAGCGCTACACTCACTTTGCCAACTCGGTTGAGCGTCAGCTGGTGTCCGGCACTCCTACCGCTGGTGGTATTTCGACGATTCGGTTTGAGAAGAAGGGTGATCTGCTGAGCTACGTATATCTGACGGCTCGTGATTCCAACGGTGCACTGGTACCAAACATTCCATGGACTTCATCAGTGATTGACAAGATTGAGTTGCTGATTGGTGGTCAGGTGATTGATACTCAGGATTCCGTCTACATGAACCTGGTTGAGCCTGTAACGGGCGCATCCAGCTACAACCAGCGTCTCCTGCCTGCTTACACCGCCTCGTCTGTAAATCCAGCCTCGAACGTCAACTCTTTCCAGGCGCTCAAGTTTTTCTTCTGCAAGGATTGGCAGTCTGCACTTCCTCTGGTGGCTCTGCAGTACCACGACGTGGAGCTGCGCATCACCTGGTCTCCCAACCTGGCCACTGCAACTGCATCCGGTAACGGTGTCGCCGTGTCTGGCAGCCCCAAGTTTTCCGAGCTTCAGTACATTGTCTGGTCCAACTTCATCTACCTTGATCAGGCTGAGCGTGACTTTTTCGCCAAGACGGCTCAGGATATGCTGATTACTCAGGTGCAGCGCCAGTTTGTACCGAGCTCTCCAGTCATGGAGTTGGCCTTTGCTCACCCAGTCAAGTACCTTGCGTTCACCTCCAACAACTACGCAACCGTGTACGGCGTAGCCGGTACCAGCGCCGGTCCGATTGCCGCGTCCCAGCTGCAGTTCAAGACTCAGGTGAACGGTGTTGACATTGGCGAGTCAAAGCCTCTGCTCCAGTGGTGCGATGTCGCTCAGTACTACCACACGCCATACGGCTATGCATCCCAGGGTGCCACCTCAAACGTGGCGATTGTTCCATTCTGCCTGGATACCGCCAAACTGCAGCCAACTGGCACGCTCAACTTTTCACGCATTGACACGTACCGTATTGTGACTCCAACCACCATCAACGTCACCAACCTGATTGCGAACGCCCCAACCGGCATCACAACCGGTTACGTGTACGCCGTCAACTATAACGTTTTGCGTATACAGAATGGCATGGGTGCACTGCTGTATTCTTCATAGACATTTATGTTGACTTTTGTTAATAAAGATGCAAATTTGGAAATGGCTCATTATCCTTGGGTTGATATTTCTGATTACGTACAATCCAAGTACGCGTACTCTGTCAAATTATTTTGAACCTCCTAAAGTAGATGGGGTCACCCCTGGAACCCAAGCCGCGCGAGAGACACAAAGCTATCGCCGTCCCGGTGACGATGATAAATGATTGTCCACACATGCTTATCGTTCATGATCGTCGGTACAAAGAATGGACCTTTGTCACTGGTGGGTGCCGACGTCGTGAAGTTTACAATCCTTTACGTTGTGCAATTCGTGAACTTCACGAAGAAACTCGAGGTACACTCGATCTCAAACAAGGATCGTACGCCTATTTTCGTTTTTCGACCAACTATAAAGGACCAGGGGATACCGAGGCCGACGAAGGCACAATTAGTGTCTATCACGTCTTCGTCCTCGAACTCCCCATGTCGTCAAGGGAACAAGCGGGTGTCATTACTCGTTTTGATGAAGAAAAACTCAAAATGGAACTCAGTCAAGTGCCGTTCAAAAAGAATCATGACGAGAATACCGCCATGGCATGGGACACGTTTGAAGGCATCGCCGGGCGTTCAGATTTGTGGATTTTGATTCGCGAATGCGTTTTGAACAATCCAGACTTTCAAAAGGCTCTCGGTGCGTCTCACAAAACATCATTTTATCTAGGAACTTAAATAATGACTCGCCCAAAGCGCGTCTTTGCTGAAATGTTGATAAAGGCTCAGGGTGGTGAAGACCTTGACGTGGATGACATCTGTGATCGCCTCACGCTTGCAGATATCATGTACGAACTCAAAAAACTCGAAAAGGAACAGGAACAGGAACCTGAGCCGGAACCTGAGCCGGAACCTGAGCCGGAACCATCCAAGCCTCCGGAGCATCAACCACTGACCAACTTTTGGTCACGACTATCAAACGAAGATGAATAACTTTCTCAGTCTGAAATAAATGAAGAACTCGGCTCCATGGGTGGCTCTCGGTCTCGTTGGTCTTTGGCTTGTGATGACTCGCTCGTATGCAGGGTACAAGGGTCAGGAGACTGACAGTGTCGCTGATCGTCTGCAGAACCGTCCAAGTTTCACAGCTTCAATAAAGTAAAATCGCTATGATAATTCATGGCTGCAATTATAAATCGTCCAGTGTCTCGCAGCATCAAGACGAACTTTGAGAAGCGTCCTGTATACACGCTGCACAGCAATCCCAACTCTGTTTTTGCATGGACAACTTCGCACGAAAACATGAAAACAGCCACAGTTGTATTTCGGAGGTACATTGATGCTGTT